GAAGTAGCTGTGTTGGCATTAAAAGCCATGTGCCTATAATAGGCGCCGTCATAAACGACGCCTGAAGACACACCACAGCGAGTTTTGTCAGGCGCTAAAAACCGATAACGCTGACTTTCGTAATAAGGAAACTCCACTTCCAACACATTATTTGCTGAACCATGTGAAATTCCAACACCACCATTAGCTTGCAATACTGACGGCATATTCGATATGATGTCTCCATCTGTAACCGCAGGATTTGTTCCTGTAAAAACAGATATCTCATTTGTAGTTCCTATCCGTTGAACTGAATGTGTCAATCGAGCATCTGCACCCAATAAGGGAACAAATTTCATTCTTGTTCCACCCGAATATGCTAAATAAGGGGCAGAATAATATTGCAACCACGTAGTGTTATTTGATGCAACATTAGCAGGAGACCCATTAGGAAACGCTAATGTGCTAAGTCCCCGCCATGGTGTAAACTCTGGGTATCTCCAAACTTTTAAAGTAACGTTAATACTGGGTTGAGCAGACTCAATGTATGCTCCTGAAAATCTTTTCACCAATTGTCTAATTGAATAAACACGTTCTCCCATTGTAGACATATGCATATGATTTTGCTCATCTCTATCTTCAGGTATGTCATTCAAACACAAAGAATCAGTATGATACCTGGATGACATTGGTGTGTCTCCTAACTGTGCAGACTGATCATCAGGCCGTAAAAACGTGATTGTGTTTATAGCATCTGAAGCCTTAGGACCTCCTATAGAAAAGTCGTCTTTAAAATGAGTATAAAAGAGTAATGTAGCATCACTTGTACCGGTAGGAGCTAAATCGGCTCCTACGGTCAATGGTGACTCTACAGTAACAAGAATTGTACCATTTGAAAACAAACGACCAAACACCGGAATAGCAGGATCAAATGCTAACGTATTAGTAACCGTACTAAGCGGTGGTACTAACATGAAAGGGTTGGCCTGCTGCCAACCAATACAAAATTCATAAGACCGCGCTTCAGTAATATCAATTACCTGCGAATGCAACAAATTTGAAGTTCGTTCGGACAATGTTGTTAATGTACCAGTGCTACTGTTAAAACCAGCATCGTATGATACACGCAATCTACCTCTATGAAATGCAGACCCAACTATCTCTATTCGTAACACCATGGTGCCTCTCCAATATTGAAAAGGGTAAGCTAACCAATAAGCGGGTGAAAAAAAATATCTAATAGGGGGAGTAGTGCCAGACACATATTGTGGGCAAACTGCCATCCTGGCTAATACTGTGGTACTGGCTTCACTCAATCTCCATGCTGTTCCGCCTGAAAAATTGTCTTTCTGAGCAATAAATTTAATGCTCATCTGATCAGGTAAATCCAAACCCTTTGAATGGGTGTCAACTGCTATAGCATGGTGCACGTCCAAAGCCAAATTATCAGCAGGACTCTCATCATTAATAGTAGCTAAAGTACCCGAAGATTTCGGTATTCTGTAAATTCTGCTAGAATTTTCTAACGGTTTAGAATAACCTAACAATGCTGCCAAATGTCCAATCTCACGCAAAACATTACTTGCTGGCGTGGTATATGGCTTCAACTTCATATATTTCCCTACTACATCCACAGCATAAGCTGCTAAAGTACTAGGTCCCGAAATAGGACCCATAGGATATTCTGCTGATTGATCTACTGCTGCAT